GAACAAGTGAGTCTGGCATTAGTCTTGGAATCATTCCGTTGCCTTTAGTCAGTTCAGGACTATAGAACTCAACAGAACCACTCTCAATAAAGTCTGCTCTATAAAGAGTAAACTTAAGATCTTCCCACTGACTCGGTTCCCATGTTGATGCGTTTTGTGACTTAAACAGAGATCCAAGATATGGTTGGTTTGAAATAAATGTATCGGAGAGAAGATCGTTTTCGCCAATACGAGAGATGTACACACTATATTTGGTTGAGTTAGATGCAAGGCAGATAGCGTATTCAGTGTTTCCACCCTCAACATATACAGGTGCTTTAAATTCAACTGTGGTTGCTATAGAACCATCAGCAGAAGTTGATATGTCCTCTGGAGCGATAACAATTTCAGAGAAAGGAATAATCTTTTGAGTTGGAAGACCATTCTCCATGGTTCTTAACTGGAAGACAACAGGAATATTCATGTCATCTTTAGTTGCAAAGAAGATATCACATTTAGTTAAGAAAATACCTGTATCATCTTCCACAAGGAAGGATTGTGCCAGAGGATCATACCATCCAATAATTTCCTCTCTTACTGAACCACTAACATTTCTTGAACCAACAACTTGCGTACCGAGATCGCGGTTAACGTTTCTTTCTTGAAACTGTTGTCTACGCTCAACTCTTGCATTTCTAATGGAAAGAATATTTTCTTGAATGGTTTCAAGAGTTCCTGAGGCGGTGTAAGTTTCTTCCGATATCGTATTGCAGAGATCCTGATTATTATCTGGATCATTAATAAGAGTAAAGTTTTTAGAACCAGTTTCAAATTCAGGGAAAGTTGTAGAATTTGGATCTGGAATAAAGAAACTACCAGTTAAATTAGCAGCAAGGTCAGAGAGTAATCTAACATCTTTGATTGTTGCTTGTGCTCCACTTGATCCTCCTGTGAGAACCATTCCTGGTGCTACAAATCCAAAGAACTCACCTTGTGCTTCAGCGGAAAGAGAGAAAGTGTCAACGTTCAGAATTTCTGATGTAGATGAGTATGATCCAGAGAGTGGTGTATTATTATATGGATTTTCTGTGAACGTTGCTGTTGGTACATCATAAGGACCTTCTCTGTGATTTGACTGAGAAACTCTAAATGTAATGTTTGCTGCAGTGTTACCAGTGTCTTGATCTAAACCGGTTCTGTTAATTCTTCCAGTTACAGTCTCACCAACTGCAAATGTTCCAGAAACCATACTGATTTCGAGAAGTTTTGGAATACAGAATCTTGTGACATCCTCACCATCAAAGAATGCATACATTCTAGTGAGAGGTTTCATTCTCTTAGAAACAAATTCAATGTTTCTAGATCTCATGAATGGAACAATATCTCTGCTGACAACTCTATCACCAACAGACTCTCTATCAAACTGCTCAGTGACCACGGTTCTTGTACCAGATCTGGACATTACACCAGTCTCAACTGTAGTTTGAAGCGTATCTTCAACAACTCTAGTATCTGTTCTTTGAATTCGACGTGCAGGGCTGCCAAAACCACCGCTAAAGTTATTAATCCAACCTCCCATACCAAAAGTAGAACTGGAATTTGTTTCTCTTCTACGTGTGGTGTTTGTTACTGTGGTTCCTGTCCAGTTAGTTTCCCAGGCATTCCAAACCATGGGTGCCATACCACTTTGTCTGTCAACATTTTCTGTTCTTGCAAGCAACTCAAGAGTTGATGCAAAATCACCTTCAACGTCGATGACCTTTGCCCTCATTCTTGCGGTGTCAACCCATGTATCAGATGCTGGCGTAAGTTCCATAGAACCCTTCCAGAAACTTATCAAGAATGGTGTCACACTCTCCGTTCTTGTGGCAAATGATTGCTTTAACCACTCAACTTCAGCATAATCAAGAGTGATTACATCACTTTGTTTTCTTACATTATTACCTTCAATTGCAGCAAAATTTAGATCTAAAGTTGTGTCATTATTGACTACAGGACCTTGAATTAAGTCAACAGAGTTGGTGTAGTGAGTTGGTCTAAACTCTTTTTTCTCAGCATCAATACTGTTCTTGATCTGAAGTCCTTCTTCTTGTGGTTTGAATGAAGTAAAATTATCAACAAAGAAACCAGACTTAAATCTATTTAAACCATCTGCATCAGGAACAAACAAATTAGCAGTATTAGTCTCAAGCATCGAAAGAGACGTGTAATATTCAAGGTTTTTGATTCTATCTTCAAGTTTATAGATATCCTGCATACGATATCTCTTATGAGTATTAAACTTCAACGAAGCTTGTACTGTGTCATAAAGATAAGGAGGTAGGGTAATAGAACAAATTTCAATTGCATCATCAACTACAAGAGGTGGTTCTGGTCTATCTGAGGGGATACCATACTTGACTTGGAATTTACCATCTTTTGTCAGAAAAATTCTATCAATTCTTCCCTGATAATAAGAGAAGTCAATGAATAGTGATTCATCTGATGCTAAAATATTTTTAGCTGAATCTCCAGATCCAGTAAATACTCTTCCTAAGAATTCAAGAGGAGATCTATCTCCCTCGGATATAGATGCAATTGAACTTACTCTTGGTCTAATATCAATAATGTCAGAATTTCCAGAACTTCCAACTATAGCAATCTCACTAGAGTAATCAAAGTTATCATATGACGATATCGTTGTAATATCTCCATCATCAGTGCTTTCATATGAAGCACTCTTAAAGTATACTCTTAATTTCTTACTTGGTTCCGAAGAATCAAATTTTCTTTTGATTGCTCCATAATCATAGAATGTTTGTTCTTGTCCATTATTAAAGATAAAATTAGTAGATACATCAAAACTTGATGCATCAGCTTCATTTACAACTGCACTTACATTTGTCTCAGATGAAATAATAGTTTCACCCTCTCTAAACAAAATATCATTTTTGTAAAGAACAGAAATTTTTGAATCCGCAATTGAGGTTTTTTCAGAAATAATTGCAGCAGCACCAGAATCTTGTCCTACAACAGATTCTCCAATAGTAAACTCTTCAACAGTCGCTGAAGAACTTGTGATTGATTGTAAAGTAAGTGTAGGTGAAGAAGGAGTGGATGTATCAGCAGATTCAAAGATACCATGAATCTGAATTACATCAGGGGTATTAAGTGAAATTGTTTCATCCTGAACTCTTGTTCCAAAAGGATAATTTCCGTATGTAAGACCATCGTTTAAAGTTGTAGTTCCAATACCAGAACCAACATTTTTAGATTTGTCTACAATAATTGACTGAACTCTATTTCTAACTTTTACTTTTGCCTTTGGTTTTCTCTTTCTAAGAGTTGCAATCAAAGTAGATCCATCAGTATTAGTTCCAAGACCATTAATCTGCAGAGTACTTTTTCCTCCAGGCGAAGTAATCGTAAATTTATCTGCAGTTAACTCTTCAGTGGTTCCATCTTCTCTAATAAGTGAATATCTAGTAGGAGTAAATGGTAAAAATACTTCATTATCTTCAGCAGTAATTGTGCTGGATAATTTATTATTTACAATATTTACAGTTAATGTTTTTCTAATTGTTAATATAGCATCAGTTAAATTTACACTTTCAACATTTTCTTTTGGAAGTGGAGTAAATAATGAATTATCGGTTGATGGGTCAAGAGGTGTTGTTAATATTTTTAAATCAGTAACATTAGTTACTGCAGTTGGTAACTTACCACCAGCAATTCCAGTTACTGTTGTTACACCAACAAAATTAATATGAGAGGATCCAACAGATACAACTCTTCCCAATACGGGATCTTGATCATCACCAACAACTGCAGCAAGATCACTATATTGAATCAAACTACCCAACTTAAGAGCAGTTCCAGGGAAAAGTGGATTAGTGCTTCTAACCGTGCTGATGCCACTCTGATCTCTTGGAGTAATTGTTGCAACACCAACATTTAATGCTACAGATTGAACTGTGTCCGCACTAAATGTATGGATACCAGTAGTTCCATCTGTTGATCCAAATACTGACTTTACATCACCAATTCCATGAGCAGTTGCAGCGATTGCGGTTCTACCATTTAAAATGCCATCAAAGAAAAGAGGTTCATTAGAAATAAACTCACCTTTAGTTTCGTATAATGTAACTGTTTTGCTATTAGATACCGCAGATCGAATAAATGCAGTCGCACCACTTCTATGACCTTTAACAAAGGTTGGAACAGATAAACTAGTTGCTTGATTTAACGTTAACGTTGTAAATGATTGAACATCATATAAAGACATGCCCCACTGGTTTAAATTTGCATTTGCAATATCATATGCACCAGATTCAATTTTAAAATCATAGACTCTTGCTAAACCAATCTCATTTCCAGGAGCTCCGTTAGCATCAACGTTAGGACCAACTCTCTCATCCCTCAAACTTAAAACGTATGTACTACCAATACCAACAGAAGGTGTTCTATTAACGTTATCAAGTTTAAGTGTTGGTCCGGTATTATAAATTATTGATTGATTTTCAATAAGTTTTGTAGTTCTTGGTTTGTCTACATCAAGATAAATTGCATCCAGAGTTTCAATATCATATCCTCTTACAAATGCTCTACCAGCAGAGACTCTATACAATGCAAGGTCGTCAGAAGGTGCAGACCCACCATACGTAAATTGACCCGCATTATATACACCACCATTTCCCCTATTATTATTCAGGGACTCTTTCATTGTAATATCAAAAGGAGTTACATAGTAATCTCCAGATTCGGCAAATGTTCTTCTGGCAAGAATATCAGTAATATCGTTATAACCGACACCACCACCAAGACCAGTTTTTTTAGTTTTTGTTCGTAAAACTCCGTTTACTACAACCCCTAATTCAACAAAAGATCCATCATCTAAATCATCAGTAGACTTTTTAATAAGAGAGGTACTAATTTTAAGTCTATCCGCACCTGGTGCAGCATAGTTATTAAATCCTTGAGAATTATCGTTAAGAGTTTCGTCTAAATCTGCAGTAATTATTTCTTCATTTACAAAGAGACCAATCCTATAACTTGGAGTTGTTCCATATTGATCAAGGATTAAAGTTTCTTTTTCAACATTTACAAAGTTACCTCTAATAAAGTAAACACCATTTTGAATTTGAAATGAAGATCCAGTTTGTCCAGCATCATTTGATATAGTAGCACCAAAAGGAGCTCCTGCACTAATTGTACTGTTTCCTAAAAGACCTGAGGAAATTATCTCATTACAAGCAAGTTCTTCAGCATCACTAAACACTTCAGTCGAATTGTTTGCAGTGCTTGAGTCAAGATAGTTAACATAAAGAGTAAGATTTCCTCTTTCAGAGTCTTCAGGAAGAAGAACCGAATCAACATATGCAGTTACACCAGAAGTTAAACCTGTTATTTTAGTTCCTTCTAACTGTTCAGCATATGCAGAGACTGGAACTCCTTGAAACGTATTTACTAACTGAACACAATTGTAAATTCTATTATATCCAGTATTTCCGGGTATAACTTTTTCACCCTCTTTGAAGAAGTGCTGCCCAAATCTTTCAATTTGGTTCTGCAGAATTGATTGAAGAGATGTTAATTCTCTAGCCTGGACAGCATATCCAGGTTTAAACAACACCTTATGAAAATCATTAGATGCGTCAAAGTCATCAAAATATGGTGCTACGTTGAGGTTCGTCTGCTGTGGCATAATTCTTTAGAACTGCAAAACAATTTTGATATCTTCTTTTTGGTTAGATGACCTTGTAATAGATGGTCTATTGTCAACATAGACAATGTTACCTGCATATTTTTTCACTTCTGCAGGCGCAATACCATCCGTAAAAGTAAGACCAAGATTATATGTCCTACTATTTATTGTCGTTTGGATACCACTAAAGTTTGAGTCAATTTGTAAATCAACACCTGTTGTTGGAGTGATTGTCAAACTACCACCTGTATCAGGAGAAGAAGTAAACTCTGTCAAATCAAATCCATAAGTTGGCGAAGTTTGAGCAGTTCCAACTGTATTAAATCCAGCGAGTGTTCTGTCCTGCCAATACTTCAATACACCAGTTGTTTGGTTATAACTAATAACTCTTCCTTGAGCAGTTGTTCCTGTAGATATAGTTTGAGTAAAGTACGAATCGGCAGAAAAAGCAGCAGAACTATATCCTGCTCCTGCTAATCTCAAAGCACCAACAGCACTTGCTTTATCAACAGATAGTAAAGTATTTGAAGTAGTTCTTGGATTTTCTACAAGACCAACTCTCGCAATTTGATTTCCAGTAATGAAATCAGGGTTTTCATTATCATTTTCAATTCTAGAATAAAGAAGAACATTAGTTGCTCCTAATTCTCTATAGATATCTTTACCATGACCACCCATTGGTGATATGATAACATCAAAGGTGGGTCTTGTTGTTCCATTAGGAACGTTTCCTGCTGCTAAATCCACATTCCCAAAAGTATATTCAGAACCCTGGTTGGTTATTGTTATTGAGTCAATTCTTTGATCATTGGTGGTGACGATAGTGCATTCTGCACCGGTTCCATCACCTTTAATTGGAACATTAGCATATCGAGTAGCACCAACAGGTCCAACACCCGCTCCCCTATCAGTAATAGTGACCACCTTAATTGATCCATCAACTGCGTTATCTCTTACAAGGGCATTTTCAGTTGTTGTTTCCCAATTTAGAGGTACTGGCATAAAAGCAGTTGCCTCAAATTTTACAATATCACTTGGTTTGATAGA